AGCTTGAACTTTCTATCAAACATCCCAACTATGGAGCTCGGCCTCTATCTATGGGTTCCGGAGCAGAAAAGACAATTGCTTCGATGGCTATCCGCCTTGCGATGATTGCGATAACCAATCTTCCAAAGTCCGAACTCTTTATTCTTGATGAACCTGCAACAGCTTTGGATCAAGAACACATGGAGGGTTTCACAAGGCTTTTGCATATGATAAAGAACCAATTCAAAACGGTCTTGATTATCTCTCACCTTGATCATCTAAAAGATGTGGTGGACATGACGATAGACATTGATAAAATTGATGGCTATGCCAAAGTGAACATTTAACCAATAACGACCTATTTAGTGTAAAAGCTGAATAGGTTTTTTTTATTTGGAGATTATAATGAAGTTAACAGAGAAAAAAATAAAAGAATTAATCATGGAAGAAATAGCCAATCTTCGCGAACTGGATTTAGACATGACAAAAAGATCATCGGATCCACTAGTGTATTTGGACAGTCTAATTCCCAAATTTATGAAGGGGTTTGAAAATTCCCCCGAGGGAAGAAAAGAATTGGCAGAGCTGAAGAAAACAATTGCTGAGGCACAAAAAGCTTTAGAGGTGAAAGAAATAGTTGTCCCTGTTCCAGAAAAGATGAGAAATCAATTTAAAGGTTATATCAACAAAGCTATTAAGACATGGATTGAAGATGCTACTGATAAAAACCAAGGCCAGATGGACTTTAAGGTTTTAAAAAGATATCTTTATGAAAGCATTATTAGTGATTTTAAATTAAGAGTTGCTGAGGATTATGGGCTATCTAAACAAGGTGGTCTTGCTTTCAAGAATCGAAACAAAAAGATTTAGAAAGATTTTTTAAGGAGAAAAATTATGCATAAAGAAAATTGTACAAAAGAAGAGTGTTCTCACTGTTGTGAAAACTGTGACTGTTGTCAGGAACAAAAATTGGGAGTAGTTGATGAGGCGCTTGGAAAAGCTGTTTCTCGTAAGCTTCTTGTTTTTGCTTGCGCGACAGGACTTCTTATTTGGTCGGGTCTTGACCCGGACACTTGGGCAATGATTGCAACAATGTACATTGGTGGGCAGTCTGTTATTGATGTTGCAAAAGTTTGGAAAGGATAAAAAAATGAAATTAACGACAAAACTTTTAAAAGAAATGATTCGCAAAGAATTAAAAGAGACTGCGTTTGGCGGTAAAGAAAAATATATGGCGAAACATATAACATCCGATCAAATGATTACTCCGGAAGAAGAAACCAAGCTACTCTCAAGTCTTAAGTGGGAAATTGAAAACGCATGGGATCGTTTTGAAGATGATCTAGACCCAGCCGAGGAAGATTGGGAGAAACTCTATCATTACGATGAAGATTTAAAAGTTTACCCTAAGTCTGAGGTTTTGCGTATCTGGAAACAGGCATATGAAGAAGCGGGGTAAATAAATGAATTGGTGGACAAAAACTAAAAACTTTGTCGTCAAGTATTGGCAGTGGATCGTGATGTTAATTACGGCCATTGCTTTTTATGCTTTGGGTCGCTCAAAAGATGCCAAAAAGCAAAAAGCAAAATTTTACGAAAAATGGAAAGATTTAGAGGAAGAACAGCGACAAGAGTTGGTGGAGGACCTTGGAGACCTTTTAGAAGAGAAAGAAGCTTCTTCGGCCGAAAACGTCTTGAATTTTGAGGAAAAAAAGGCAAAGATTTTAGAGGACGCAAAGAGAATAGAGACCAAAGATTTTTTAAAGAATAAAGGAATCAGCGAAGATGAAGATTAAAGTTCTTAAGAAAAAACTCATAACCGAAGCAGCCATGGGCCCTCGTGATCTTCCGGAAAATGCTTACGTTACAATTAGAGACGCTGGTGGTGAGCTTGAAATCATTTACACAACAAAAGATGGCTATGATCTTTCCAACATACAATCGGAAGTTAGAGGAATGATAAAGATGTCCAAAAACACAGATGCAGAAAAGTGCGTTAAAGATGTTTGGATTGTTGGCGTAGCCGATGCCGCCTCAGGTTGGGGCCCAATGCTTTATGAAGTTGCAATTGAATATGCTTCGAAACATGGCAAAGGCTTGACTAGTGACCGACAATTAGTCTCCACAGCAGCAAAAGGAGTGTATGACTTCTATCAAAGTAAACGTTCAGATGTTCAGAAGGTTCAAATGGATATTTCAAAAAGAAGTGTTAAAGCGGTCTTTGGCGACGAAGACAAGATAAAACAATTAACACCAGATGATAAATCGGATGATTGTGATCAAATTGTGTCTATCTTTTATTCTGCCGGTATGGGTGATTGGAAAACTTCCTCTTTTCAATCTCGGGTAAAAAACGCCCAAGAGGATCCATTTGATAATGAATGGCACAAGGAATCAATTTCAAAGATTTTAGTTAAAAACAGCCCCATTGTTTCCAACATGCTTAAGAAAGCTGGTAAGTTAAGGATGGATTTGTGATATTACTAGTCTCCCTTCTTTTTGCGGAAGAACCAAAATACAAAGAAATGAAAACAGGCGAGACTGTTCCATGGGATGGTCGCCTATTAAATGAAGCGGCGATGAGAATCCTTGTTGAAGATAGTGTGACAAAAGATATGGTGTGCGAAGCTAAAATTGAGTTTGAGCTCAACAGATTGAAAATAGAAGAAAAATATCGCTACGATGTTCTTAAGACCCAAACAGATGCAGAGATTGAGAAACTTAACGAACTAATTAAGTTACAAGCTGAACATATAGATGAACTGAGGCCTCAAAATAACATTTGGCCACTCATCGGCGGATTTATTGCAGGAGCAGCAATTTCAGTCGGTATTATGTACGCAGTTAAACCCGGGATAAATCCATGAATCTAACAACTAAACAATTAAAACAAATCATCAAAGAAGAGTTTCAAGAAGTCTTAAGAGAAAGTGAAGGCTATGCTCAAAAAATTATCGATCTAGCAAGTGCTGATGAGGAAAGTTTCAAATCAGCAATGCATCTTTTGGAAAGTATAGAGAGCATGATGTCTCAGGAAGAATATGATTTTACTGTAAGAGGGGTCATGGAAGTAGCTAAAAACAAAAAATACTATCAAGCCATACTCGACATGCTCTTTTCTAAAAATTATGATAAGCCATCCCCAATAAGATATAAGCTCGATAAGTGGTGGGGAAACCATAAGATTGAACTTGACATGGATGACTATGACACGTTTGACGATGCCGGAGGATGGGTTGGTGATACAGATAGAAAAGGACAGGAACAACCTGGTATAATCCCTATGTTAGCAGAACTGGGAATCCCAGTAGCTGTGGATCCACCAAGTTTTTATATAGGTGAATCAGCGGAGGTTTTCAACAAGGGCGCGGAAGCGGCAAAGAAAGTTGGATTTTTTCCCACCTATCTGAGCATTGGTGTTGAGACTGAAGATGATGAGTTTACCTTGGATTGGTATGGGAGAGATACGGCCAAGATAGGATCCAGATGGTCTTTTGGAGGCAACAATTTTGCACGTATTGTAGTAGGTCCCGATGTTTGGAAATTAAGAGAACTTGGCGGATTAGAGTTTAAAAAACCCATAAATCAAAGTTCGTGGAAATATGTAATATACAAAGATTTAGGAATCGCTGAACGAGGATCCATAGAAGATGCCAAGGTTAAAGAGATGATACTTGAACACTATCCAGATCTAGAGCGTGCCCTAAGCCACCAAGATCTATTTTAGAGGTAATATGAAAAATAAAGATCCAAATTATGCAATAAAAGTTGAAAAAGCTATAACAGAAAAGTATGGCGAAGAAACTGTTCAACATCCAAAAAAGGGGTGGAATGATGAAAAAGAAAAAGAATATCTAGAAGATTTAAAGGGCTTCTATAAACATGAAGAATCCGGGATGAATGATGAAGAAGAGATAAATGGAGTTTTAATCCCTAAGAAACTAATTACAAAGAATTCTAAACGTTCTTGTCCTGTGTGTAATGTTTATTCTTTTAAGTCAAATGATGATATGTATATGTCAAAATTTGATTGTTGTGAAAAGTGTTACATCCAATGGGTTGAAGGACGAGAAGAACGCTGGAAAACAGGATGGAGACCTAAAAATGGCTGAATCAAATATATTAGAAATTATACAAGGGCTTTCGCAAGCTGCCGCAAATGCTTGGGATGGAGCTCACGACGAAAGATTTACTCTCGACGGACAGGTTAAGAAAGTTGGTCTTCGAAGAGAAGAAGGGTGTCCGATTATGGATAAAAGAGTTAATGATGGCTTTGGTGTAAAGTTCTATGGAAATAAAATTTGCATCAAATACCAATCAGATATCCAACTTAGAGAGGTTCATCAATCGAAAGATTTTGAAGGCGACATCGCTCGACAACTTAATGAGATCAAAAAGTTTCTTCAAAAAGAATATAAATCAATTACAGGAAACTCTGTAACCCTCACAGCAGATGGGGAAATAAAGGTACTCGTTCAGTCGACCTCTAGAGTTCGATCTTTTGTGCAAGCCTATCAGCACTATAAGATTAGTGGAATCAAAGAAATGCCGACAATGGATCCTGCTGTCGAAGATAGTAGAAAAATTACACGAAATTTTCTAGAAAAATTTAAAGCAGCAAAACGCCCAAATAATGAGTTCATCAAAAAAGGTGACAACGAAAAGAAATGAAACTGGACATTTCTCAACTAATAACAATTGGAACAATTGTTGCGCTCTTAGCTGGCTTCTACTATACTACTCAACATAGACTAGACATTTTAGAGGCACAAGTAGAAACTCTTAAGAAATCAATAAGCAAAATCAATAGAAACAAAAAGAAATGAAATGGCATTTAGTTTATCAAAAAAAGATATTGTAAAAGAAATTGTAAAATCAGGAAAAAATCCTCAATACTTCATAAATAATTATTGTCGAATTTCCCACCCAATGCATGGTCTTATTCCGTTTAAGACCTATCCTTATCAAGATGACTTGATTAATGATTTTAATGATTTTCGTTTTACAATTATATTAAAAGCAAGGCAGCTTGGAATTTCAACAATCTCGGCTGCTTATTGTGCATGGTTCATGTTGTTTCATCGAGACAAGAACATTCTTGTTATCGCTACAAAATTCCAAACAGCAGCAAATCTTGTAAAAAAAGTCAAAAACATTATGCAATACCTTCCAGACTGGATGCGGGTTGCAAAAATTAAAGTCGACAACAGAACTTCATTTGAGCTCTCCAATGGATCTCAAATCAAAGCTGCTTCAACTTCCGGAGACGCGGGTCGTTCGGAAGCGTTGTCTTTATTGATTATTGATGAGGCTGCTCATGTCGACGGTCTTGATGATCTATGGACTGGTCTTTATCCCACGCTATCAACAGGTGGTCGATGCATTGCTCTTTCGACACCAAATGGTGTTGGGAATTGGTTTCACAAAACTTACGTATCAGCCGACAACGGAGAATCAGATTTTAAACCAGTGAACCTTCCATGGGACGTACACCCAGAGAGAGATCGCAAGTGGTTTGAAAAAGAGACTAAAAACATGTCTCGTCGACAAATAGCACAAGAGTTGGAATGCAACTTCAATACTTCTGGTGATACTGTTATTCACCCGGACGACATTGCTTGGCTGCAAGAACAAATCAAAGAACCACAATATAGGACAGGATATGATAGAAATTTTTGGATCTGGGAGAAATTCCAAGAGGGCACTTCTTATTTACTTGTTGCCGACGTTGCTAGAGGCGATGGCGCTGACAATTCTGTATTTCATGTGCTTAATGTAAATAAAATGGAAGTTGTCGCTGAATATCAAGGAAAACCATCACTAGACATGTACGCCCAGATGCTTTACTCTGCTGGGATGGAATACGGCAAATGTCTTCTGGTTGTTGAGAACAATGGTATTGGTATTTCAGTATTTGAGAAACTTAAAGACATGGGGTACGAAAATCTTTATTATTCAATTAAAGGCTCTCATGACTTTGTTGATGCATCACAAGGAGAATTTATGACCAACGCAGTTGGTGGATTCACAACTTCAACAAAAACAAGGCCCCTCATCGTCGCAAAACTAGAAGAGTTTATTCGGAATAAGATAATTAAAATTCCATCATCTAGAGCGTTTGACGAATTCAGAACTTTTATCTGGAACAATGGAAAACCTCAGGCGATGAGATCCTATCACGACGATATTATAATGTGCCTTTCCATTATGTGCTGGGTCAGAGATACAGCACTAGAGGTCTCTCAAAAAGATCTAGAATATCGCAAGGCAATGATTGATGGGATGTATATGAAGAAGAATGTTATGAACACTACGATAAAAGGGCAGGATGGGTATAATGCTGACTTCGAAACTAAATACAAAGAAGAGTTAAATAAAACAAGAAACTTTGCTTGGATTTTCAAAGGATAATAAATGGCTAAAAGAAATAAGAATCTAGGGAAAAACCCTTACAATCCGGAGAATGGACTTTTCCGTTCATTAACAAGACTGTTTTCCGGTCCAATCACACAAAGAAGAACACAACATGGACGCGCTTTGAGAAGACGGCATTTAGATGCTTATGCATCACGTTTTACTTCTGCGTCCGGAAAACAATTCAAGAAGCAAGAATATAACCCAATGAACATAATGACTCTTAATATGATTTCAAATAGAAATCGTAGTGAACGTTATGTTGATTTTGATCAAATGGAATATACACCGGAGTGTGCTTCATCTTTAGATATTTATGCAGATGAGATGACAACTCACTCATCCCTACAGCCTATGCTTAGGATTAAGTGCCCTAATGATGAAATTAAAACAATTCTTCATAATCTTTATCACAATGTTCTTAACATTGAACACAATCTTTTTGGATGGTCTCGGACAATGTGTAAATATGGAGACCTCTTTCTTTATTTAGATATTGAGGAAGAAATTGGAATTCGTGCTACAATCGGACTTCCACCACAAGAGATTGAACGCTTAGAAGGAGAAGACGAGTCTAATCCGAATTATGTACAATATCAATGGAATTCTGCTGGTATGACTTTGGAAAATTGGCAAATGGCACACTTTCGAATTTTAGGGAACGATAAGCATGCTCCTTACGGAACTTCTGTTTTGGAACCAGCTCGTAGAATTTGGAGACAACTTACTCTCCTTGAAGACGCTATGATGGCATACCGAATTGTCCGTGCACCCGAACGACGAGTTTTTAAAATCGACGTCGGCAATATTCCTCCACAAGATGTCGAACAATACATGCAAAAAGTTATGACACAAATGAAGAGACATCAAGTTGTAGATCCCACAACAGGAAAACTAGATCTCCGTTACAACCCTCTTTCAATTGAAGAAGATTACTATATACCAATCCGTGGAACATCTAATACAGACATTCAAAACCTTCCTGGTGGAGCAATGACTGCAACTATTGAAGATGTAAAATATCTCAGAGATAAGTTATTCTCCGCCCTTAAGGTTCCTCAATCATATCTTACGATGGGTGAAGGAGCTCAAGAAGACAAAACAACACTAGCACAAAAAGACATTCGCTTCGCAAGAACAATTCAAAGATTGCAGAGAGTTGTGATTTCTGAACTGGAAAAGATTGGAATTATACACCTTTTCACAATGGGCTTTAGAAACGATGATCTTTTATCATTCAAATTACAATTGAACAATCCATCAAAAATTGCGGAGCTCCAAGAGCTTGAGCATTGGGATAAAAAATTCTCTGTCGCTGGAAATGCAACAGAGGGGTATTTTTCAAAACGATGGGTTGCTGAGAATTTATTTGGACTTTCAGACGAAGAATTTGTTAGAATGCAAAGAGAAATGTTTTTTGACAAAAAGTTTGAAGCATCTCTAGAAGCAGCCGCACAGCCAGCAGAAGGCGGAGATGATGCCGGTGGCGGTGGACTTGGAGATCTCGGTGGTGATGACCTTGGAGGTGGTGACCTAGGTGGTGATTTAGATTTGGGCGGTGACGCCGGAGACGTGGCTGCTGGGGACGAGAGCCCTGGTGCCGAAGGGGGTGATGAAACTGATGACGTCCTCTTGGCCGAGCCCCCTGCTAAAAGAGATGATGATAAACCATCCTATAAGAGAGGGCCCTATGAAAATCACCAAACATCATATGAGAAAGGTGGCAGAAAGAAACACTTTAAAAATCAAGCCACTGGTGAATATGGAAACACAAATAGAACAACCTTCCATGGAAAGTCAGGATTTGGCGGATTAGATTCTCTTGCTCGCGGAATTACAGAAAGAAAAGAAACAGAAGAAGAAAAACTATTTAAGACATCAAGACAAGTTGACAGCTTGATTGAGGGTTTATTAAAAAAGGTAAAAGAAGATGAAGCACAATAAGAAAAGAAATACCGCTTTTCTTTACGAGTCTCTTGTAAAGGAATTGACGAAGGCTGTTGTTCGACAGCAAGAAGATCGCAAGGTAAAAATAATAAAGATAATTAAAGAGAATTTCAGCAACAATTCCGCACTACGAAAAGATTTAGATCTCTATAGATCGATCTTGGAAAATAAAGATAAAATGACTAAAGACTTTACGGATCGTTTTCTTATAGAGACAAGAAAAGACTATAACAATCTAGATAGAAAAGCAGTTTTC